TCTAGGTTTTCCTCAATCTCCTCCTGTTGCCAGTGCAAAAGATGTTTGGAATACTTACTTAACGGAATACTTCGACAGAATAGACAATACGATAGAGGCAATTCCTATTAAGGGAGATATTATTATTTGGGGGGAGGGTGCAGGAACTTACGGACACATAGCGGTTTGCAAAGACGGAATACAAACGGAATTTACCTCATTCGATCAAAATTGGCCAGTTAATTCTCCATGCCATTTTCAGAAACATAACTACAATTATGTACTTGGTTGGTTAAGAGCAAAAGTGATAACGCAAAGTACTACAACTACAACAACTCAAACTACAAGCACTACAAGTACCACTTTAACTACAAACCCTTCTCCTGATGCATCTGGTGAGGTCATAGAACTTAAAAATAAGCTGACAGCCGTTTACAATATTATTTGGGGTAAGGGATGGCCTTGGAGCAAAATCAACCGATTAAAAGAAATATTACCTAGGGGGTGAGAACCATGAAAGCAATTTGGGAAGCAATTAAAGAACCGTTAAGAGAAATAGTCTTGGCAATTATTCCAGGTCTTTTAGTTTATTTTGAAAAGATAGACGAATGGTGGGCGGTAATTCTTTATTTAATATTAAGAGGACTTGACAAATACATCCATGAAAAGGAGATTGCCCGCACAGGTCTAGTTCCCTTCTAAATGCGTCTTTAAAAGTATGGAAAAAGAAATTCGCAAAGAATGTTCTAATTTGGTGGTTGTAGCAAAATGCGAAAATTGCGATTGGAGTTATTCTTATGATACCAACAGATTTGATTCCCAAAATGACTTGAAATACGTAGCGGGAGTTGCCGAAGCACATGCCGAGTCAACATTCCATTCCGTTAATGTAAGCATAATACGAGCATGAGTCCAGAAAGAATTATTATAAATGGAAAAGGAAAAGAAAAAACAATACGTGGTGCAATAGACCCAGAATTCTCGGATAAAAAAGTAGTCTCTCCGGATAAATCCTCATATCTCCACCAGATGATTCACGAACAGAAAATGCGTAGGGAACATGACCCTGGTCAAAATGAGGCCACCTCACGCATAAAGACAAGGCTTTCTTGGGTAGGTATATTTATGACGGGAGATTGGCATATAGGTTCGGAAAGAACGGACTACCAATTATGGGACAAGCATCAAAGGATGGTATACGAAACTGACGGATTATATGAATGTATTGTGGGAGACGAGAGAGACAACTTTGTGATACCCAAGTATGTTACCGGAAGAGATGAGCATTTGATAAATCCCCACCAGCAAGCGGAATATGTGGAATGGCACTTAAAAAGAATGGACAAGAAAGGAAAGATTCTTGCAAGAACAGGAGGAAACCATGACGGATGGACATGGATGATGAGTGGAATACACCTTGAACACTATTGGTACAGGGAAATGAAATCCCCTTTAATGGAGAACGGAGGATTTTTGCATTTGTTTCTAAATGATATGGAATATACAATATACCTGCACCATGGAATCAGTTTGTTTAATTCAAACTTTAATCCGAATCACGCAACAAAAAGAGCTTTTGAGTTCCAAGGACCTTTTGATGCCGCTGCTTTAGGACACCACCATACGGCAGAGATAGCACACGGTTACAGGTGGAACGACAGTTACCAGAAAGATTATGTCCAGTTCAGGGTAGGCACTTATAAGTTGGATGACCAGTATGCCAGAAGCAAACAGTTAGGGAAAGGACAACCGCCAGGTGTTACTTTATTATTAAACACCAAGGAAAGGAAAATGATTCCTCTTTTGAAACTTGATGAGGCGATAGATACAATGGAAGGATTAAATGAAAAAAATTAAATGTAAATATTGCAGAGAACCGTTCTACCCCACAGAACCGAGAAATATTGTTTGTCCTCAATGCCAGGAAAGACCTACCAGGCAAAAAAAATCCAGCCGAGGTTCGGCATATGCCTTAGCAAGGCTGGGATAACCTATTATAAAACTAAAAAGCCCTTCTTGACAAGTATCAAGAAGGGACTTATATTTAGTTAGTTACTATTACTATGAATAGATTATACCACAAACCCAAAAGAAATAGCTACTTTGTTGACGGAGGAACTTCAAATAATGGGTATTCTAACCAAAGTTCGATTGTATGTGTAACAGACAGACTTGGCAAAGTATTAGTTGAAAAACAAATAGGTAACAAGACAAATAATGAAGCAGAATTAACGGCAATTCTGGAAGCTGTTAAAATTACTCCTTCACCACACATTTATTCCGATAGTCAGTTGGCCGTAAGACTTCTTCAAAGAAAATACAGAACAAAAATAAGCAGGCTTCTAAAAATACTCAAGGAAATAGACGAAACAAAAAATACTTTTACTATCAGTTGGATTCCACGAGAATATAACTTAGCAGGATATATTTTAGAACAAAAATACGGACTTTAAAGTTCGTGGGAGACCCCACCTTGTCAGAGATAGGTAGCCACTCCCATAGCAACGGAAAGCTAAGAAACCGATGGCGGAAATCTCAACACATTTTTTACAGACTAACACACTTTTAAGAACTAACTATTAAGAAACCTCAGCGAAACGCTAGGATGAATCTTAGAAAAGGAGACATTGTTTACGTGAGGGGGAGAATTAGAGAATAAAGATAAAAATAGAAAATAAAACTTCTGGAGATTCCTCTTGACAACTGTTATAAAGCATGTTATTATAATGATAATAACAGAATAGAGAAAGATAAATAAAATGAACGAATTAATAAGAAATTGTAATCAATGTATATATTTTAAACAAGCCGAGAAAGAATATTGGGAAGCTGTTTATTTAACGGACTATTGCAAAAAGAATCAAATGGTTTATGTAGCTAAACCTTGTGAATTTGAAAAATTAAAGAGAATTAAAAAACTTGCCGGTAAATTATGAAATTTTCTAACAATTATTATGAGGATAGGGATATAGATTATGTGAGAGCCGAGTGGGAAGATATAGATGAGAAGTGTCCTGAATGTAACTCGAATAAAATGTCAAGACAACTTCAGGCAAATGGACCCGATGACTATGATTATATATATGAGTGTAAATCCTGCGGTGCAACACAATCATCATGAAAATAGATAAAGTCATAGACAAAAGAATAAAAGAGATAAGCGAGTATTGCGATATTACTTACTTTAAAGGTTTGGATTACATTAGATTGATATTGAATGAGATGTATTACAGAGGAAGGGTTGACGCAGTTAAAAAATTTTCTGCTAAGTTACCCGATACAAAATGGAAATAAAAAACGCAACGCTTATACAAATAAAAAATCTTGTCCACTTAAAGATGTATTATGACGTTAATAATGACGAGGTTCTCTTTGAGAAAGATAAGGTTTTGTTTGCTCTTAAAAAGAATGAGATATTTCCGGCATTAAGAGGATTAGTAAGCGGTATTCAAAGATTTTATAGACGTAAACATAAAAAATGATAATAAAAGAAATTACTTACGCAGTTAAAAAAGGACAGCCTAACTTCGGAAGCATATCTGCCGGTATTACAATAACTGTGCAACCGCATGATAAGATGGAAGCTGTCTGGGACAAAGCAAGGCGTGAATGTGAAAATCAATGCACAAGCGATCCTAGTTGGGTAACTAAAGATGATGCCGACATTACTGAGAAGAAACAGATAGCACAAGAGAAAATACAACAAGTTTACAATCTGAATAAGCGAGGTGAGTAATATGAATTGGAAAGACTTAACAGGAGATTTACCGGAAACACACGATTTTGAGAAAGAGAAAGTATTACAAGGAGTGTTGGTTGAAAAACAAGCCCATGTGGGAGCAAATGATTCTTATGTGTTTACATTTGAAAAGGAAGATACTCACGATAAAGTAGCGGTTTGGGGTAGTGCAGTCCTTGATAAAATAAACAACCTACCCATTGGAACTCTTGTAAGAATAGAATACCTGGGACAGGTTAAAGGCAAAAGAGGAACATTTTTTAAGAACTACAAAATACAATTTGACCAGGACACAAGACCCGAGGATGATCTTATAGACATGGCTCAAAGAGAATTCGGAAATTAAATATGCAGGAACAATGGGATAAATACATTGATAATATTGCAAGGATATTAGCCACCAAGGAGAGTTATCAGATTCTCTTGGGCGAACAAGCCAATGAGGTTATTGATAAGTTCGGTTCCTTTGCTTTAAAAGATTTGGCTGAAGCCATTAAAGACCGGCACGGTATTCAGACCTCTCATAAGACTTTATACAATTACGCCTGGGTAATGAGAAAGACCAAAGAATACCGCTTGCCTGATGATATATCTTTCAGAGTAAGACAAATGATTGCCGGAAGTGCCGATCCTAAGCATTGGGTAGAAGAGATAGACAAGGGCATGTCCTCAGCCGAGGTTGCTCATGCACTAAGACCTACGGAAGATAATAATATTGTTTGTCCTAAATGCGGTACGGAGTTCAATGCCAAAAAGACTTAAAGGTAGAACGCTTTTAAATAGAAATCTAGACTCTGCTTTTTCTATTCTTATAAGAAAGAAAGGTAGGTGTGAGAGATGCGGAAGGACCAATGGTTTGCAGGATGCCCACGTTGTTCCTAAAACCAATAAAACTCTAAGGTGGGACATACTTAATCATTTATGCTTATGTTTTCAATGTCATCTTGCATTCGCACACAAGGACCCTTTGGGATTTGCCGATTGGTTTGTTTCCGCTTATCCGGAAAGAGCTAAATACTTGGAAAGAAACAGAAATAAAATGTTGAAACGCACTGATGAAGAACTTAAAATGTTACTGGAATTTATACAAAATGAGGATTTATTGGGACTTGTTACGTTCCCGAATGAGAGGGGGTGAAATATTATGATTGAAAGAACTTACGGAAGTATTTGGAAAGCATTATTTTGGTTTGTATTAGGGGTATTCTTTGGACTCCTTATTGGCTGGTATCTTTGGGCAAAACCAACGATAGTTCAAGCCAAGGTAGATAAAGTTAATATCTGTCATTCAACTGATGGGGTTAAGTACGAAGCACTAAGTGTTGATGATGACGGACACTGGAAAGGGCATGATGCACATGAATTTGATTATCTTTACAAAGGTACAACTGATGACAAGGGAAAACCAAACGATAAAGAATGGTGTGCAAAAAACGTACCTGCAAAACCAGTTGATCTTTGTATCAATATAGAAGGTAATCAAGAAGTTCTACCGGAGAATATGGAAGCAGACGAGAAAGCATACTGCGACTGTATCACTGGTTATCACAGAGTTAAGATGGCAACCTTGGCAGTAAATGGTTACGAGTATTTTACTTGTAGCAAAGATAAATCAGTTGTTGTCCTCGGAGCATGTGATGGCACATTTAAAGTAACAATCTATGGAGGGGAAACGAGAAGAACATGGAGAGTTGAAGGAATAGAGAAATGGATTGATTACAATGAGAGTGCTGAATTTGACGCAACAACTCTTGATACTGTTATTGAATGGAAACATCAGAGTCATTGGGATGTAGCTGATGAGAGTTATGTAACAAGAACTCCGGCTATGGAATGTGGTGGTGGATCAGAACCGACAAACGGAGGATCAACCTCTATATTAATCAATAACACAACTGATGCTCCACAATGCACAGCAACCAAACCGGTATTGGAAGCATTAAACTTTCACATACTAAGAAATGGTGATACTGCAATCGCAAAGTGGATGCCTACCAATGGTAATAAAGCCAATATCTATTATAAGTTAGTAACATCTAATTCGTGGGAACACGCAGTTAGAGATATAGAAAATAATGGATACTTTGTTATCAATGGGTTAGGTAGTAAGGACTGGACATTTGCACTACAGCAGGCAAATGACTGTGCTGGAGGGTTAATGAGTCAGTATGTAGTAGATGGTAATTCATCTATTTGGGTATTGTTTAGGTAGGTTTATTGGTGGCTTTACTGAGGGCAGCAGTAGAGCCACTAACTAAGCTTATGAAAGAAGTAATACTTTATTCAAATTTTTCAATAGGTAGGGAAACTGTTCCTACCTGTGACACCTGCAAACATAGAGGTAAAAGAGTAGATATGCTCACACCGGATGTTATGGGTACGGTAGATTACTGCAAGAAAACAGATGGAAAATTGGTATTTCCTAAAAGATGTAAAGAATACGAGAAAAATATAAGGACTGCTATTGCAGACTTTATTTCAAATCTATGACCCATAAACAACCAAAGGAGAAGATAAATACAATAATACAAGGAGATTGTTTAGAAGTTCTTAAAACACTTGAAAGCGAGAGTGTAGATTGTGTGATTACTTCACCACCTTATTGGGGATTAAGGGATTATGGAACGGCTAAATGGGAATGTGGAGATGAGAATTGCGACCACATGGAAATTTATTATGAAACAAAAGAAACTCCTGGGGGTAGGGGTGGTTCAATGCCTCATAGAGAACGCCAATATAAAAACAAATGTCGGAAATGTGGTGCTAAAAGAATTGATAAACAACTGGGCTTAGAGAAAACTCCTGAAGAATATGTGGCCAAGATGGTTGAAGTATTTAGTGAAGTTAAAAGGGTTCTAAAAAAAGAAGGTACTTGTTGGTTGAATTTGGGGGATAGTTATGCAAACAATGGCACAGGTGGAAATGGTGCAACCGGAGGAAGGGATAAGTCAACATTACAAAGCCAAATGCCACCGGTAGGAACAACGCCTGTAAAAAAGTCTGTTCCTTTGGGTTTGAAGTCTAAAGATTTAGTTGGTATCCCCTGGCGTGTAGCTTTTGCTTTACAAACTGATGGTTGGTATCTAAGACAAGACATTATCTGGCATAAACCCAACCCCATGCCTGAAAGTGTAACCGATAGATGTACCAAAGCACACGAATATATCTTCTTACTAGCCAAAAGTCCCAAGTATTATTTTGATAATGAGGCGATAAAGGAAAGGGCAACGTGGATAGAGGATAGACCAAGTGGAATGGAAAGAAACGGAGAACAATATCGGGATAAAGTGAGGGGAAAGTATAGCGACACCAAAAAATATGGAGGTGGCGGAACAACGTTTGTCGGACATTCTGGATATACAAAGGCAGATGGGACTTCATCGTGGAGTGAGTTTCGTAACAGGCGTTCCGTTTGGACCATAACCACCAAACCTTTTAAAGATGCTCACTTTGCTACATTCCCTGAAGATTTAATAGTTCCTATGATAAAAGCAGGTTGTCCTAAAAACGGAGTTGTTTTAGACCCTTTTATCGGAAGCGGAACTACTGCCGTTGTTGCCCGTAGATTAGGAAGAAATTATCTGGGTATAGAACTTAATCCGGCTTATATAAAAATGGCTGAAAAAAGATTATCACAACAAGTTTTAATATGACCCACAAACCAGACAAGACCGCAAAAGAGAAGTTTGATGATATGTGGTCTGATTTACAAGAGGTAGAAGTATGTGGTGATTATGGTGGTGGTATTGGTGCTTGGGAAGATGAAAAGGTTTGGAACTGGCACATCTCACAATTAAAGAGTTTGGAGAAGGAAATAAATAGTGGATTACATATTCAGGCATACGGATTTAAAGGTTGGTGGATTAGTGTAAGAGATGTTTTAGATTTAATTAAGAAATATACAAAATGAAAAGAATATTAATTTATTGGTTTATGCTTAGAATACATAAATTGGGTTTGTGTAAACCATTTCATCAAAAGAAACGGAGTAATTTGCATCCGAAAGGTTGGTGTCCAACTTTACAATCAGCATACGATTTAATCAAGAAATATGAAAAATAAACGGATTAATCGGAAAAGTTATATCAAAGAGAAATATCCTAAATGTAAATGTATCTTTTGTAAGTTATGCAGAAAGGATTATTCCTTACGTGCAATAGGCAAGATGACCAATACGAGCAGAATGACTGTATTGAATTATCTTGAATGAATAAGTCTGGAGTAGAGTTAATTAGTGAAGACAAAATAATATGGTGGATACAATGTTATTATTGTAAAGAGTTTAGGTATGGAATAGACAAAAGAAATGCTTGGTTAAATTCTGACCCTATTTGTCTAAACAAAAAATGTAAAAAATATAAAAGTATGATCATGGGTTTGACCAATCCTTATTGGATATGAATAAACACCTTAAATTCTTTTTAATAAATTATTTTGCGTTAATGATAATAGTTATGTTTCTGAAGTGGATATACCAATGAGTATGAATAAACTAGAAAATCACAATATAAAATATCTTATAGAGGCTCTAATCAATGCCGGTTTAATCACAGCCGATACTTACATGGGTGCCAAGCAGGTAATCCACTACTGGATCCGTACCGGCAAGTTAAAGCTACGCCAAAGACCCCACAATGGGTATTATATGGTCAATGATAAAGAGGTGCGTGTTATCTTAAAAGAATTCAATGAAGGTGGTAACGGCTTCTGGCACTATGATGACAAGGATAGGCTGGTCTGAAATCCGATTTGATTTCATTTCTGAAATCCGGTTTTATTTCATTTCTGAAATTTCTTAATGGATTGATTTGTAGGTCTGTAATCCCTAAATACAAAGTTTTTCCTCTTATTTGCATTCATAGTATTGGTTTTGTTTTGCCTAGTTTTTATCACAAAAAAAGAGGATCAATCGTTCCTCGATCAATCCTCTTATACTAGGATAAAATTAGCTTAGTTGTGCTTCCTTATAAGTATTGATATATTCGCCCCTGCTTTCCTGCAATCAATACCATAGTTCCACTTATGCACTAATTCATAATCAATCAAATCAATATCTTGAATCAATATATTCTTATAAGTATAGTTTTTGGTTTTCTTAATAGTTTGTAGTGTTGCTTTTATATTATTATCTATATGTCTATTACATCTATAATCAATATCTATCAAACCACCCTCGCTATTATCAATTTGATTTAGTGTAGGTTTTCCACATACGCTACATATTGATTGAATATTTAATTTATTCATATTCTTTTGCCACTTCTTCAATCCAATCTTCAACTTGTTTAATATCACCGCATATATTTAGCGGTATTTCATTTCCAAACCACTTCATAATTCTTTTCAATGCCTTGTAGGTTTCTTCATTCATAGTTTATATTCACCTCCTCCTAATCAGTCTTATATTGCCCTTGATATATTCCAATCCAAGAGCAATTAGAACCGATTATTCTTCAACTTCATCTAAAATATTTTCAGCAATTTCATACCAATCAACTTCACCCATTGAAGCGTTTAAAAGATCAGCATAGCAACCTCCAATTTCTGGCATATTATCATTAAAAAACGTTTTCAAATGATCCGATAATGTTAACTTATCATTTTTCAAACCTTTTAGCCTCCGAGCTTCATCTCTAAATTCATGGTATAACCCTTCATCATTATCAATCCATAGTTTAACGTTCCACGTTTCATAATTACTCCAACCGTTATATTCTTCATTTTTATCCATAATTATTCACCTCCTCTTCTTATTATTACTCACTATTTCTAATGAGTAATATAAAAAGATTATTCCTTATCCTCTATTTCTTCTAAATCTTGATACTCTTTCCACTCTTGAGGTGTAAGCCACTCGGATATATCCCAATCCGTTTTGTCAAGATAAGAACCAACTGCCTTTTCATATAACTCTGTCAATCTTTCGTTTTGTTCTGGTGTTAAATTAATTACGCTCATAATATTCACCTCCTCTTCTTATTATTGCCTCTTATATAAAAATAAGAAGCAATATAAAAAGACTATTTAACCACAGTCAATTCTGCATCTTTTTCAATATCCCCATCAATTCTTACAATATACTTTGCATTCTTAAAAGTCCCCTCTCTTCCTTTTTTGCCGTTATGTTTCCATTCAATATATGTATCTGTCAGATATTCAGCCCCTCCGTCTGTTTTGTGATAGTATAATTTCATATGATCACTTCCTTCCTATTTTTATATTTTCTTTTCCGTATTGGAGTAAAAGGTTTATAGTTTCATCAATGGCTTTAATCCTATTCTCAATAGTTTTTTCTGTTGATTTTTCTAGAACTATATCACGTAAATCATTCAGATATTCGTCAACTTCACCTAAATATATTTTTCTTTTTTTATTCATAATTTATTCACTTCCTTCCTGTTTGTCTATTATGCATTTTCAAACACTTATTCAACGCATTTTTGGTTATATATTCACGCCCATAAATAATAGACATTACTATTGCGAATATAATTATTAAAAATATATTCATATTTAATTATGTACCCAGCAATTAAAATCTGCATAAGATAACTTCATATATAAAGGTTGTTTGTTGTACCATTTCAAAAAATTGTCTAATGACTTAAAGTTTTTTGGGCTATGTTTGTTTAACATTGATACAATAATGCCTAGCAATAATTCTTTTTGATATTTGTTATATCTAGTATTTGAATTAACCCATTTTTTACTTGACGGGTTTATTTTTAATATATAGTGTTTTTTATAATTCATATTTAATTCTCTAATATAGCAAGTCAAAAACCTATAATGACAATATAAGTGTCTGTCAGATATTCTGCTTCGCCATCTGTTTTGTGATAGTATAATTTCATACACAATCACCTCTTCTACTATTTATATTCTTAATAATTGCTTTCATGCACTTATCACACTCGCCCCAGTTATCTAGTTTATTTTTAGGGTGATACGGACAATATCCGATTCGTGTAATTTTACCCTCTTCATTTATCCAATATTTGTTATTTATCTTCATATTTGTTTTATTTTATTCCCTAATATTGCAAGTCAAAAGTGTAGGGCGTTGCGTTTAACTATCTACACGCTTCAAATTATTATCCGCACAGCTTTCGTCAGTCATCACGCTTTCAGGCTTTCGCCTTATATATTGTGCTATCAGCGGTTTAGCTACTTGCTCAGTTTTTGACTTGCTATATTAAAGAACTAACTATATTTAACGTGGCTATCCTTGCACTTCATATAGTCCTTATATTTTTTATAAACTTTATTACAAACAGAACATTTAAAGCCCTTTATTAAAAGTTCTTTGTCTATTAGTTTAAATATACTGTTTAACTTATTCATATTACTACTACTATAAAGGAGTATATAGAATAGAATAAATATTGTCAAGTAGATAAATTAAATTCAACCAGTAGTCCAAAAATCCCCTAAGTATAATAATGAATTAGTATTACTCAATGTTATTAAAAGGATAGTAAAGGAAGAACAGAGGAGGGATAGCAAGAGTGTTAGTAATATAATATCTGTCACTTTCAACTCAATATGCCTCTTAGAATGTATTATACGAGCTTACAGCCTCAAACTATTCATGCCTAATAGCTTCAAATGAGTCGTACAACATACATTGTGCGACTAATAGCCACAAATACCCCCCAGTACACCCAAATAAGTTTTTTTTAAAATTTAATTAAGTCATCAAACAAGTCAGCAGAAATTTTCCTCATGCTTGTAACGATTGGTTGCATATTCATGCTATAATGTAACTAATGGTTACAATTATTCCTTGTAGCTTCTGCGGAAGAGAAATGAAAAGAAATGTATTTTGTTCTGGGCGTTGCAAAGTAAGATACTTCAGAAGATCGGAAAGAGATATTCCTAAAACATCTGAAGAGGTTAAAGAGGTTATTCAGGAGAAGTATGCAGGATTATGTAAACACGGAGCAATGAAAGGACTTTGCAAAAAAGGTTGTTAGTAGTATTATTATAATATGTCCAAGTTGATTACCGCTTCTTTTAAGCAAAGAAAGTTTGTTCATCAACTACTTCAGCACGGAAACAGGGCAAAGGCTTACAGGGAGGTTTACCAGGATGCGGGAAATTTTAATTCCGAAAGAGGAAAAGAAGTTCTCATGCACCCCATGACTCAGCAGTATATCAGAAGGATAATGGATGAGGCGGGAGTAACCGATGAGAAAATAGGAAAAGCACTTCACACAATAATGGAGGCTTCTTTGACCAAAGAGAGTTTAAGGATGTCCACTCCGGCTCACGGATTAAAAGCAATAGAGATTGCTGCCAAGTTGAAAGATTTAAACCCTGCGGAGAAAAAGCAGATAGATAAAAGAACAATGAATCTTTCTTTGGAAGGAAAGAGCATGGATGAATTAAAAACCATGCTGGAAACGCTTGTGGATGAAGCAAACTCTTTCAAGCGTATGGTAAACAAAGATGCTGAAGTTTTGTCCAAATTGCAATGATGAGAGGGAAATAAGACACGGCCTTTGTATGGAGTGCGGTGAGGAACTCTTTGTTCTTAAAAAGAAAAAAAGAAATGATTGGGAAGAAGAGGATGAATGGACAGAAAGCGATTGGGGACAGGATACCTTAGTAGAGGGAGGTGATGTTTAAATGGCTTACCAAAAGCCCCGTGCTGACCATCCTTGGAAGACAGGAAGAATGCCTGGTTACGTTCCAAGGGAGGAAAAGAAAGTAAAGCCTGTCAGAGTTCTTATAAGTGAACTCGCTTCAAGTTGGGATCATATCGAGGTGCTTACTTACCATTCAAGCAGGGAAGGAAAGTTTTTCTTGATTGATCTTCCTCAGAGTAAACAGGCCGCATGGTTGGCAGGTCTTCTTAAAAGAAATTATGAATCGTTATAAAAGCAAGTTAGACAAAGAGAAAAAAAAGAAGAAAGAGATGGATGAAGATTTGGATTACTTGAGACAAGTTGATCTTCCTGAATCTATGGGTGGAGGACAGAAGTTTGTTACCGACAAGATTAAAGATGAAGAAGAGAAAGAAAAAGAAATAAAAGATGCTGTTGCCAATTCAATGGATGGAGGACAGGCAAACTATCTCATCAGGCTGGCTGCTTACGGACAGGCAGGTCTTGAGATGCTTGATTGGCCTGAAGGATGGGAGAGGTATTGTCTTGCCACAGACGGAAGGGAAATAAGAGTTTACGGGAGATGGTTTAAAACAAAGGTAGGTATTCAGATAATCGTGAAAGACAAAGACAGTAATATTTATTCCAGGGGAGTTTTGACAACGATGGACCCGATTATTGATATTGCCAATGTAGACACTTTAATTATTCAGGCGGAGAATACGATAGACAGTGCCAAAGGAATTCTTCTTTCGGATAATAAAGATACCGTGTCTTCTTTGAAAAGAACGCAAAGCGGCATCTACCTTCCGAACTAATATACTATTATATATATATGGATATTTTGAAAGATAATCTGCAAGAACGGATTAAGACTACCGCAGAGACGTTGTATGCCGCCAAGAAGCAGTATTATTCTTCTCACTATTACGAGTTTAACAGGGATGTTTTGAAGTGGCCGGATATTTACGAAGCTCTCCACCGGAAGGTTTGCGACTTTATCACTGAGAACGTAAATAAAAAAAAGATACTATTATTATTACCCCGTGGCACGTTCAAGTCTTCCATCGTTACCGTGGGATACTCCCTATATAGAATAGTAAACGACCCCAATGACAGAATCCTTATTGCCAATGCAACCTACCCCATGGCTTGTCAATTTTTAGGACAGATTAAAAACCATATCTCCAGAAATGAAGAACTTAAAAAGATATTCGGGGATTTGTCTTTTGCCGCGGATCAATGGAGAGAAGACAAAATATTCGTTTCAAGAGAGAAGTCCTACGAGCAGAAAGAACCTACCGTGTGGGCACAGGGAGTTGGTGCGAATGTTGTTGGAAGCCATTTTAATATCGCTATCCTGGATGACTTGGTGAACGATACCAATGTCGGAACCAAAGAGCAGATAGACAAGGTTAAAGACTATTACAGGGGAGTTCGTGATTTGATGGATGCCAGAGACGGCCACAAGAAGGTTATCATTATTGGAACTACTTGGCACTGGGATGACCTTTACGCCTGGATTCAGGAGACTCCAGAGATTGCCGGAGACTTTGCTATTTTAAGGATGCCAGCCTACACGGGAGAATGGGGAACGGGAGAACTTCTATTTCCGAAGATACTTGGCTGGGATGTTCTTGCAGGGAACAAGCGTCAGCAAGGGAATGCCCACTTCTCGGCCCAGTATATGCTTGACCCGATACCTACCGAAGACCAAGTGTTTAAAGGACCGTTCAGAAGATACGAAGAAACCGACCTTAAAGGAATTGAGTTGAAAAAGTTTGTTACCGTAGACCCTGCAATTTCCGAGAAGCAGACGGCAGATTATTCAGCCATGATTTGCGTGGGAGTGGACAAGAACAACGACTGGTATGTTTTAGACATCTGGAGGGATAGGTGTTTGCCCAAAACCTTGATTGACCAGATGTTCTTTTGGAACGAGAAGTGGAAGCCGGTAAGTGTTGGAATCGAGACTGTGGCTTACCAGAAAGCCCTGCAATACTTCTTGTATGATGAGATGAAAAGACGCAACAAGATGATACCTTTGGTAGAACTTGGGCACACCGAAAGAAGCAAGGATGAGAGAATCAGAGGACTCCAACCAAGGTATGAGATGGGAAGTATCTTCCACCCCGATGGCGTACTCCAGCCCAATGTTCAATTTTTAGAGGATGAGTTATTGAGGTTTCCAAAGGGTAAGAATGACGACCTCATCGATGGACTTGCTTCCCAATTAGAGCTTGCTTTTCCACCCAAGAAGCATGAGGAGAGGTCAACGATCCATAGAAGCATTTATCCTGCATAAAAACTTACAAAAATAGGCATATGAGTTATAATAAAAGCAGAATATGATTAACTTTAGGGATAACAATAGGGCAAAGCTAAACAATTTATACAAACCTCCTGATAAGATTCAAGACGACAGAAAGGCCGTTTACAAAAGGTATACCGAGATGAGAAACGGTAGGCAAGATGTTGAGAGCCGATGGGATCGTTGGGAACGCCAGTATGATGCTTGGAGACCTGACAGAAGTGCCGATGACTGGCAATCAAACATTGTTCCTCCTTTTACTACAACGATAGTTGAAAAAGAACTTGCAGAGATTGTTGACCAGACTTTACAGCCTAAAGCAATCGCAAGAGGGCCAGAAGATGTAGTTAGGGCTAAAATAATCAATTATGTCAAGGATTATACTTGGGAAATTGGCGATGGAGACCTTCAACTTTACGCAGGACTTAAACAAAACCTTGTTTTAGGCAAAACCATCTGGCAGGATGACTACTGGCAGGACAAAAGACAGGTCAGAGTGCTTAAAAAGTACAATCCAAAGACATTTGAGGAGGATTATGTCGAGAAAGAGGTGTTTGATTTTGACGATGTTTACGGGGAAACCGTGCCTTTACAGGAATTCTTCATTGATGAGGCGGCAAGAACGATAAATATGGGCCGTTACAAGGCAAATGACTGCATAAGACGCTACATAATGAACTACGATACCTTCCAAGAATACTTTATAGATAGCAGATACGATGAATTTGGTGTTGCAAAGCTGGTTAAGCCAGGAGGAGACCTTAATTACTGGCAATTTTACCAGCCACCGACAGGAATTGACAAGGAAAACCAGGTGGAAGTGCTTTGGTATTGGGGAAGAAGACCGGATAAGCTCATAATTGTTGCAAATGACGTGGTTATCCGTGATGGACCCAATCCTTACAATCACAAACAGCTTCCTTTTGCCGAGGGGAGTGATGTTCCGAGGTTGAGAGGCTTTTACGCCAAGGGTGAACCTGAACTTATGGAGTCTTTACAGGATGAATTGACCACAATAAGACGGATGAGGATAGACAGGCAACACATGGACATCTGGAAGATGTTTTTGGTGTCAAACAGGGAGACTTTGGATGAAGACGAGGGAATAATCGCACCAAGTCGCTTTTTATTCGTAGATGATCCGATAAATAGCATAAAACCGCTTGAATATCGGGATTTAAACCCTTCCGCTTATCGGGAAGAGGAACTTTTAAAGGCTGATGCGAGGGAAGTAACGGGAATGGAGTCTCCAAGACCAACTTCAACAGCAACCGAGGCTGCAATCTTTAAAGAATCAACTATGAAAGCTCTCCGCATGAAAATATGGCTTTTATCACGTGAGTTACTTACAAATATCGCAAGACTGAGGATTCCGAACATTGTTCAGTTCTATTCAACCCCAAAAGTGGTAAATATCGTTGGAGAAAAGAAAATGGCCCAATACAGGCAAATTAGAACGTCAAATGCCGAACTATCCATTGAAAAGAATACCGGAGACCTTATTGAGAACAAAAAGAAAGGGGATTACTTCTTTATTGTATCTCCAGAGATGATTGTTCCTCAATACGGCAGTTATGACCTTAAATTAAGCGGAGAACCGACTTTTCCGATCTCAAAGCCTCTGCAACAGCAAAGGATCGCAGAATTCATGCAACATCCGCTTACTCAACTCAATATTCAAACTGGTTACTGGGACCCAGGCAAAATGGGAGATTCTTTTGCGGAAACCATGGATTATGACCCAGAGGACTTCAGAGCAGAAACCGAGGTTGCAAAAGAGCAAACAGTTGATGAGGCAACGCTTTACGAGATGGCAAACAGGGAAAATGAACAGATGATGCAGGGAGCACAAATAGAGGGTACTCCAGGTGCTACAAGAGGCCATACGAACATTCATTTAGCCTTTATGAGTTCTCCGACCTTTAAAGAGGGTATGAATGACCAAATTGCCCAGATATTCAGCCGACATATTCTTTGGGAAGAAAAAGCACAACAGGCAAGAGCTCAGGCCAATCCAAAAGAAATAATGGCTCAAATGGGCGGTCAGGGTGGAATGCCGATAGGTGCAACTCCAGCAGGTCCAACCACAACCCAACAGGGAGTGCAACAAAGCGAAGCATCAGCTACAATGGGTAGAGCAGTTGGAGCACAAGTTCCAGGTGTAACTTAAATATGGCACAAGATGTTAGAAAGTATATTCCAGATAAAGTTGTCGAAACAGTAGGCGGTAGGTGGATGGGCACTTGTGATATTTATGGAACTCTTCGTCAGGTCTTGGTTGAACCTCTTTCTCCTTATACTATATATAATATAGTGATACGTGACGAAGGAAACATGGTTATCTTTACCGAAAGGAGTGTGGTTGGTCCTCTTGTTGGAAATGCACACGAAACTATTTTATTCCCTGGAATTAAGACTATTATGATTGAAAATGCTTCAAAAGATGAGATGTTTAAACTTAAATTGATTTACGAATTATGAGTGTAATTCACGATGACAAAGGAAACAGTATAACCGAATTCCCTTCGGTAAGCGGTGAGAGGGTTATGCCTACAAAAGGATATGGCGGTTATCAGGGTATTGCCGGATATAGAAGTTCCGATTCAACTTATCAGCCGTTAAGACTTGATAAAGCGACAAATGCAATCGAAACGATTGAATATGAACATCACGAGATTCATAATGGTTCTCACTTTTATTACAACGATTCAACTTCATTAAATGCTGCGGCTACTCAGAATTACCTTCTTACAACACCAAATACAACCAAGTGGGCACA